TGAAGTAGTTTGTAATAGCCAAACGCAGGGGACCACATATTGTCAGCAACAAACTTTTCTAGTTGTACATCTGGATAGTGTTGTTTTTCAGGATGGATGGTACGTGCAGTCATTGCTGATTTAAATGTATATGACTTCTTGCTCCAATATTCAAATCTTGCTTGCTCCGTCCATCCTACTAGCACGATTACGTTTTGTGGTTTTGTGGTCTTTAGCGCTTGGTGAACGCCGTAAACACCACAAGAAGCAATGTGCTCGTTGGAAGCACCGCACGTAGATACATCCAATAAGTTGAGACCATACTGTGCTGCTATGATGTTTGAGTATCTAAATTCTTTTCTTGATAATCCCTCACCACGAGCAAAGGAACAACCAGCAGATATTAAAATCTTATTCATTTCAGTATATGAATTTGTTTGTTTTCTTTTTCATCTGATAAGTAACCCATCTAGTATGGATTCTATACCATATGATACGTAGTAACCTCATTCGTAGTCTCTTCGTGGTGCAGTGAAAGATGAGAATGATGATTGATCTGCTATACGCTCGGCTTCACGTTCTGCTTCTCTAAGATTGTCTGCTTCAAGTAAACACTCATCGCCATTACTAAAAATAGCAACGTATTGTTTGAAATGATGACTCCATTCGACTGCACTCACCTCAGGCATAATGTACTCCAAAAATTATATTATAAACCAATTACCACGTCCTTGTCAACAATATGAATCTGACCTCCATATACTCCTCTAAACAACTCTGCACATGCTCGAACATGATAAACATATTGACGACCTGTTGAGGTTATGAGGATATATTTCATAGATTCCCTTTGTTAGAAATAGAAAGAGGCCCATCGGGCCTCTCTATGTATCTACTAGAGATTAGCGCTTGAAGACGCGAGTGACATAGTAGTATGCATTAGCGTAGGTGATCTCCAGCTCTGATGCAATCATCTTAGCGATCTCGCCATTGCCTTTGTCTTTGTTTGCTTCGAACAAACGTTGTGCAGCAACTTTCTTGTCGTTCGTCTTAGGTTCTTTTGCAGTCTTGACCTTAACAGTCTTTTCTTTTGCAACATGCTGAGCAGTCTCAACAGCTTGTTCAGCTTGACGCTTGCCAGCATTAGCAGCATACTCATTCCATTCCTCAAATGGATTCTTGATGCTAGCATCAACTTGCAAATCAGTACCAGGGATAGTTTTCATGTTCATGGTTTCCATAATATAGTCCTTAAAGTTAAGTTACTGAATGTTTCAGTGTTCCCATTGTAACTTAGTTTTGAACTTATGACAACTGGCTATTTTTAGCGTGCCAATCATCGAAAAAGTCACGAACTTGTTCCACATACTGGCTAGTTTGTTTCAGTATTGGTTGAAGACCATCCTCGTCTGTTGCAATCATTAGACAGATCTGTGGACACCAGATCTTTTGACGTTCATACAACATCAAAGCATATGCAGTACATTGGAAGAAATAGTTTTGGATCCATTCCTCCTTCTTCCATTTCTTTGCTGTCTTGAAGTCACCAATTGTTCTGATTCCATGGATTCTTGCGACAAGGTCACATCGACCAGCAGTCCTCAATTCATTGGAGTACAAAGCAATCTCGTTACCATACACATCATCACACCACTCGTCCAAATACTTTTTTATTTGATTGAATGTTTCAATATTAGATGGCATATGTCCATCAAGATAGTTATCTTTGTTCTTGAGATACTCTTCTGCAATCGTATGGACTCTCGTTCCACGGCCGGACGCTTGTGTAGATATCTTGTTTGCAGCCTCACTACCTATACGAGCTCTCCACTCAGCTATTCCTTGCGCCGACATAGAAGATAGTACCGTCGTTACTGATGGGTATTTGTTTCCTTCTGGTGTTAGGTAATGCCTCTTGCCATTGATCATCTCTGTCTCGAGGTTAGTATGAGGCAGTGGCTGTAAGTTAAAGTATTTTGTTCTCATAATTATAATGTCATTATCCTTTGTAAGGTTGCATACTATACGCTTTATGGTCAACCTTGCCTATCCATAATTCACATTGATACCTCACATGGTATGGTGTAGCAATGTTGTTTATGTGTGGCGCCACATCAAGTTTATCTTTTGATGGTAAAATAATACGTGGCAATTTTTGTATAAAAGATGATTTAGCCCACCAGAAATTACCAGGTACCCATTGTTTTTTTGTCCTACAATTGAGGCCAGCTCGATACCCCACGACATCAAAACCTTCGTCTAGTTTTTCTACACATTTTTTCCATTCTGTTAATGTCCAATATTCTAATAAATGCCGATGCCAATGCTCATTGCTATACGCACCCTTATGATGAAAATATAAAATATTTGAGTCGTATACTAAATTATCACAAAAAGATTGCAGTTTCATTAATGAAGGAAATTCGTATTCTTTTGTATCAGATCTACTATATTCCACTTTTATATTTTTAATTCCGTACGAATCAACAAATGAAGGTAACCATAAAAACGATTTAGGATCACCGTGACACAATATATGTAGTTGCAAGTGTCTATCTAACTTACTATCATGTATAAGATGCAATTGCTCCGTCATTATTCTACGAGAAGCAGTTGCATCTACGGCATGACAAAACCCATACATCATATTCTCAGTCTTATGTTAGAAGGTTGTAAGTTAAAGTACTTTGTGCGTGTTAATTGTATCATATAATTGTCGCTTCGTTATTTTAAATGTATGCATGCCCGTACTTAGCTTCAACCAATTGCTAGTATATAATTTGTCTATGCTTATGGGAGTATACAGCAATACACCTCCAGCACTCAACAGTCTATCTATTTCTGTAAAAATGTTGAGCAATGTATTATTTGTCACGGTGTTATCCCAAGGCAAGAACCTATGGAGTATAATTGAGTCAAACGTATGATCAGTTTCAATCCAACGACGGTACCTTGCGCAATCGCGACAAATATAATCCTTTTCTAAATTGAAAAATTTTTCTACTTCAGAAAAGTAATTGGCTGGACCTGGACCTTGATTGAAATAGGGATTAGCAGGAAGATTGGCGGTGTAGATACGCGGATCAATTAGCTTAGCAATTCCTATACCAGAACCAACATCAAGCACACGACCATGAGTATGAGTAATAATTGTGTTGTATACATTGTAGAGCGACACTACACCCTGCGCATCCATGTATTGACTAATGTTGTCTCTATATGGATGCTTGAGGTTTTGTTGTAAGTATTGTTCAGTGAATGAGGCTAGTGCTGGTATAAATTGCTCAACGTCCATTAATCCTCTACTGCCATGATCAATGCTTTGACAAAGTCGGAGCGAACAATATCACTACTGATGAAGTTGGTCATATGGAACCAATCAGGTATCTTATTGGCAACACCCATAAACCAATCATAACAACTCTTCTCTTTACGACCATCAAGATCAGTTTGCTTTGTATCACCACATATGATTAAACGAGTCCCTTTACCTGTTCGAGTCAGTACACTATACAACTCATGCGCTGTCATTGATTGGAATTCATCGATGATTACAATAGCATTCTCTAATGTAATACCACGAACATATGATGTTGTGATAAACTCGACCATATTCTTCTTTGTCAGAATGTCCCATGCAGTACCGTTCTCACACAGATCATTGAAAATCTGTTTGTAAGGGATAGTGTACACTTCTGATTTTTCCTGCAGAGTACCAGGCAAGTGACCCATGTCGCGTGTTGGTACAGCACTACGAACAACAACTATCTTTTCTGCTTGTTTATTAAACAAACCATTCAATGCTAGATACGAAGCAATGAAACTCTTTCCTGTCCCAGCTGAGCCTGTGGCAACAACATTAGCACCTCGTGCGAACCCTTCAATCATATCACTCTGAGCCCAAGTCATTGGTGTAATATGTCTTACCTTCAATAATTCCTTATTATAAGTTATTTTTCTTTTCCTGTCTTTCTTTGGTGAGAGAAAGTCTTCTTCCGAATTAGCGTAGGCAAGTTTTACGTTCAAATTACACTCCTTGTTTTTTTAATTGTGTTGCAATACATTCAGCTGCTAATCTATTTGTTTTTGGACCAAAATGCATGAGATCACGGGCCAAATCTATTTGATCTCCAAGAAAGGTACAATTAGCTATCGACACTGTGTTGGGAAAGAAAGTTACTTCGACAAGAGGAATTCCCCTACATAGTAACCTCACATTCTTCATTGCAAAGAAGGTATGAGCAGCCCAATTAGGATCCTTTGTAATTACATACTTAAGACTCTCAATATGCTTGTTCCATTTACCTATATGAATGTAATTGTGATGATTAAAACCCCATGTTGCTAATTTATCTGGTGTTTCAAAAAACATTGCACGTCTGTAATCTGTCCAAACAAGAACAACAGCTTTGGGAGGTGGATAATTCTCAAGTAACAGTGCAATATTATAGCATGCAAATGTTATTGACGATCCATTAACACCTAGATTGATCACCTCACGATCAATGATACGAGAGAGTTGTTGGGAGATAGTATCTTCTTCACATACTCCTACTCCACGTACCAGTGAACATCCTAACATAACAACACTTTCGCTCCAGTCAACTTTGGCAAAAGATGAATACCGATATGCTAATTCATTTGACCTGTATGTGATAGGAGTATTGCGATAGATCCAATCTGACGGCTGTCTAACAATATTCTTTTTAAAAAGTTCTTCGGTGTCAGGTACACAAAAAAAGTGATCTTTTTTTTGATGACAACATTCGGATTTTACCCCACCAGACAAAAGAGTATTCAATGAACTCAGCTGAGAAATTATTTGCTGCATCAGAATGTATTAATTGTCGATGGCGTCCATACTTTGTTATGCTTCTTTCTAATATCTTTAAGTAAGTCTCTGAATCCATTGTCTGGCTTCAGTGTACTTGTTTGATCAATCATTGCAGGTGCACCTACTACTGATTCAAGCTCAGGATGATCGATGAGGTATTGCTCCCTCTCAGACATTTTCATAAACTTATCAAAGACCTCCTGGGTCTCCTTATTACGAAAAGAATAAGTTGGCATTACTTCTTTGCTCGTGGTTTTGTTGTAGGCTTTGGTACAGGAATAGCGGATACTTCCTTCTTTGCACGAGGCTTGCGTGGCTTTTTTTCTACAACAGGAGCAGGTTCCGGTGCAGCAGCGGGTGGCGTACTTGTTGGAAAGGGCCACTCCTTGGTTGCCAATACTTTATCTGCCTGTTCCTGTGCTTGCACGGGTTCTGCAGGTGGTGTGTACTTTGCAATATCCAACGGATGAGGTTGGGTCTCAATGGTCGATGTAGGCTTTTTGCTACCAAATAAGCCTTTAATAAAACTAAGCATAAAAATCTCCTTAATAATCTTCCGAACGAACTAACTTAACATAATCCTTGTTGCGCAATGCTTTATCCAAATTTCTCATCAACTTCTTATCTTGTAGCTTTTTTTGAATCTTATATGAGTGCCGTGATTCCTCATCCCGCTCATAACTCTGAATCTGCTTACGTTGTGACTTATTCACTTTTCTACTTTCTCCTGCTCTGAGATAAGCCCTGGAAAGGCTGTGTTGACTAATTTGGTATTGATCCCCTTATATGGGATCTTTTTATCTTTTACACTACACATTAACTTTGCATCTGCTGGCTCAAGTCCCTCTATGAACTGAATAAACAGGGTTTCTCGTTTTAATGGATGCATATCAGGGTGACCACCACCTTTGATAAAGTTATGTAATTTACGGATCTCACGATACAAGTTACCGTGTTGATCCAGGTGTTCCGTTGGTTTGTATGGAGGTTCACCAATTGGTAATAGCCATTCAATACGAGGATCTAGTGCGTATTGAAGAATGACTTTGAGTGGAAGCGAATCGTGCTGCTGGAGGAATGCTGCTCGTTGGTTGGCTGGCAACTCTGAACATGATTTGAGGATTTCTGAGATACTATTTTTCATTAAAAGTCACCAATAGACTCCATAAGGAGTTTCATTTTATGTTGGATAAAGTAGTTGAACATCTTATCACGAGGCTTATCAGCCTGCGAGTGATATTCCTGCATAATCGCTACGCGAACAGTGGAAGGTATGCAGCGTAAATCAATTAACATCGAATTACGATTCCAATTGCGAACAATCTCTTCTGGCAATGAGTCAAAGTCTGCATTCAAAAGCTCATTTATCTTTGTTTCTCTGAGAGGCTTCTGTCTCAGGCCTTCGATGATACAATTATCGGGTGACAATACATTAGGAACACCATCACCGCGATCACCTGTTAAAACTAAATGCTTCAAGAACAATTCTGGATTGGTACTAGCAATATCCTTCTTGCGGACAGGATCGTACTGTGTGACATTCCCGAATCTTTGAAGCTGTACAAAATCTTTATCTCCGCTGAGAATTAGGATCTTGTTGTCATTATTTAGTACAGAACCGAATTCCATACCAATTGTACCAATAACATCATCTGCTTCGGCACCCTCAACTTGAATGACTCTATATGGAAAGTTATCTTTTAATTCTTGTTTGATTGTGTTCAGAGTATCAAACAGAGCAGGCCAATCGATACTTGATTTCTCGCGGTCCGCTTTTCTGTTCCCCTTATATGGAGGGAAGTACTCACGGCGCCAGTACTTGCGATCGTCACATGCAATAACGAGCTCACCAAACTCCTTACCAAATTTAATTTTTAGCGAGCGAATCGTGTTGATCACCATATGTCTGACAAGATCGGGCTGGATAGCGTCTGTGTGCTGCCCGACTTGTACCATGATATTGGAAATCATCACCTGAGAGAGGTCTAATAAAATCATAATTTAAAAAAGTAGTTACCCTTATATAGTATCACATTATGACAGTTAGGTCAACTTATAATTTTATATGGCTCACAGATTCGGTGATCCTCAAACACTGAGCCCATGAGTGCATCATGATTTGATGGCAGTCTTCTACGATACCGTAGTTATCAGAATTGACATGGACAACTACGTCTGCTTTCTGGGCTGCTGCTCCACCGTCGAATCCAACCAAAGCAATCGTAACCATACCACGGTCATTAGCAATATCAAGAGCATTGAGAATGTTAGGACTATTACCACTTGAAGATACAACCACGAGAATATCACTAGTATCGGCACTAGAAAATTCAAGCTGCTTGGAAAAGATCTTATCATATCCTAGGTCGTTCCCAATCGCTGTGATAACAGCCATATTGGAGGCAAGGCTAACAATATTAGGTCGTAGCGTCTTAGTATCCATATGGACACCTTTAGAGTGATCGCAACAAAAGTGTTCAGCAATAGAAGCTGATCCTCCATTCCCACATACAAAAATGCTAGCTCCAATTGTTCCAGCGTGCTTAATTGTTTCATAGGCTGCGTCATAGGACTCCGATCTAATACCAGAAAGAGCTTTGTTTATTTGCTCACGATAGACTTCAAAATATTCAAATGATTTGTTATACATTGTCACTATACACAATAGAACTTCCCTTATCGGTGAAGTTAAAATAAAAAGGCTGGTAGCCCTTCAGCTTCTCAAAGACCTTTGATTGGTGTCGCCTTTGAACGAACAACAACAAATATCCACCACCACCAGCTCCCAATAATTTACCACCCAACGCACCGGCCTTCATAGCATCCTCATACATCTGATCTATTAAAGGATTGCTGATGTTTTTGGATAGCTTCTTTTTGATACGCCATCCATCATCAAGCAGTGCTCCTACATTATGTAGTCTACCAGCACGCAACTCGGCTCTTGCTGTATGTGCCATATCGACAAGCTCTTTTGTGAAGAATATGATATCACTATCCTTACGCTCGAGCTTTCCTACTTGATCGGAAAGAATAGTGGATGCACTACGTGTTTGACCAGTATAGAAACATACCAAATAATCGCTGAACGTTTCCATTGTGTGTGATGAGATGTTAATTGGCGACACATCTACACCGTTCTTATCAAATGTAATAAAATTGAAACCACCAAATGTAGATGCATATTGGTCTTGCTTACCAATCTTCTCACCACACATCTCAATCTCAATCCTGCATGCCAGCTCAGCACGGTCATATCTACTCATAGGCCTGCTAGTGTATTCTGCCAATGCATTGACCAAGCCAGCAGTAAATGCAGAACTAGAACCAAGACCAGTACCTTTGGTAGGAATGTCAGCAAACGATGCAATCTCAATTCCTGCAGGGATATTAAAATACCGTAACGCTTCCTTCACCCTATCGTGTTTTATATCACTTCCGGATTCGACTTGCTCTACTTCGCTATACATTATTTTATAATGAGGTTGAGCAACTTGCTGTACTGCCAAGTGAATATGCTTATCGATTGTAGTGGAAAGTACAGCCCCTCCGTACTGACTATAGAAAGCTTCAACATCACTGCCACCACCAAAGAAACTAATTCGTAGTGGTGTCTTTGTAACAATCATATTAATTCACGGTGTAATTAAACATTGGCCCTTGATCACGGCGTGAGTTAACAGAAGGATACCTGTGTTTCAATTCTATCAACAAATCCTGCCATTGCGAAGCAACCTTAGTCCAGTTATAGCGTGAGTCTGTATACATCTTAACAAGCCGTAAGTAGTTGCCAATATCTTCTGTATGAACGATTTCAATAGCGTTGTTCAAAGCAGTGTAGAATTTTTGTGCATGCTTTTGTTTATCTGTATCCCACTGATACATAAAGTTCATTCCACCTGAAGTATCTGGTAGACCGGCTAAGTTGGGATGCACACATAACATGCCAGCACTCATGCCTTCAATGACACTACGACTATTACATTCCATCCATATTGATGGATATGCAAGGATATGTGCCTTTTTCAATGTCTCGCGCACAACGTCGTTCGGTTGTGTTCCGTGATAGTTGATCTTAGGATGATCACGACACGTTTCAAACAACTTCTCAAAAGGCTTATCTGACTCAGCCCAACCGTAAATATTGAAACTAGAGAACACATCGAGAACAATGTTGTCATGCTTTTTACACAACTCAATGAATACGGGTACCAGTAATTCTAAACCGCGCTGAGGTGTTGATGTGTATACGAGACGCACCTCATCCTTTGGTTTAGGTTCGAAAATAATCGGATCTATTGCCGTCTCTAGTACAATAGAAGAATCATCATGAGGTACATTCAAGTAATCGCGATACCTCGTATACTGCCAATTACCACAGAATACTAATTTATGAAATCGATCACGACTACTAGAATCCTTCAAATGGTTTGTTTCAGGATCTTCAGGAAGATCGTGTAACCAGTACACGCGAATTTTATCATCTTCAAGCTTCCTGACCCTTGAACAGATGATCTGGAAGTCCTCTAGCAGTTCAGCGGGAAGTCTCTCTTCCAATCCCATTCTCATTAGCTCTGTGCCACCTTTTGAATTGGTTGATATCTCATTAACGTCAAATCCCATTACTCACTCCTATTAAAATAATTCCATGCCGATGTAATAATTTCTTCCTTATTACTATACTGATATTTGAATCCGGTGTCAATGAATTTTTGTGGATTGGCTACGAGAAAAGCTGGATCACCTTCTCTTTTAGCTCCCATCGTATAGTCAAACTTGACCCCTGTCACGTCTTGAAACTGTTGAACCATTTCTAACACACTTGTTCCTTCATGTGTTCCTAAGTTAAACACATCGGCTCCTTGTTTGTTAATCTGGTCTATACCCATGGCATGGATTTGAGCCTGACATACATCTTTCACGTGGACATAGTCTCTAATACACGTTCCATCTCTTGTATCATAGTCATTGCCATATACCGTCAGTGGTACTCTACCTATTGCTGCATTACATACACGCGTAAGCAAGTGAGGTTCACCATACTCTTGACCAACATCATCATAAGCACCAACAACATTGAAATAGCGGAACGTTGTAACTCTTGTTCCGTATAGATGCATATTTTCTAAAACTTGTTCACAATTTAATTTACTGTGCCCATAGTGGTTACATGGTTGCTTTGGTGAATCTTCAGTAACTGGTTCATCTTGAGCACCGTATGTAGCAGCTGTACTTGAGAATATAACATGACCAGTCCAACCTGTTGAGTCGAGACGTTGAAGGAAGTTGGTTGTTCGAGCTGTATTATTGTAGTAGTAAGATAGGGGATCTTTAGCACTGGGTCCAAGCAAACTACTAGCAGCAAGATGAAAAACAACCTTGCAATCAGACTCTACTATTCGATTGATAAAATACCAATCATCAAAAGAACCATGAGATAAACCATGCCAATATTTTTTCTGACTGGCTGTTAGTTTATTAGTCTTCAGTTTCTGATCACAACAATATACTTGGTGACCTTGCTCTGTCAACATCTTACGCAAGACAGAGCCGATGTATCCATGAGAACCTGTTACCGCTACATTCATGGCTCAGTCCATTTGACTGTACCCACACGACTTGGATCGACATTGATACTATAAGAGGTCTTTTGTATTTCTTTGCGAGCAATTCTGGCACGAAGCTCTGTTGTACTAAACGTATGCTCACGTTTGTTATAGTAGATCTCAATACCTCGTTTGTTGCAAGTCTCACGACCAGTCAAGTCTTTGTCCTTATACTCTTCACCAACAAAACGTATTTTGATTGGAAGAATCAACAACAAGTCTTCGAGATCTTTTTCTGTGTTGTAAACAATGATCTCATTAACATTCTTTAGAGCTTTCAGTTGCAAGTAACGCTCGACAAGTGATTGGATTGGTGTGTTCTTTTCAACACGATCAACTGATGGATCATTTTGTAAACCAACAATCAAGTAATCACATTGAGACCTTGCTTCTTCAAGCATTAGGATATGACCAGCGTGCAGCAAGTCAAATGCTGAACACGTGAACCCTTGCTTAAGCTTACCACCTTGAATACTATATCCATGACCTTCTTTAATCATCATTCACTCCAAAATCAAATTCTATTTTTACAATCGAATCAAAGCGAAACGAACGCCATTGATTCTTTTCCAAATCCCACACAGGACAAACTTCATCACTAGGTTTCTTTACACGGTCAGTGGTCTTCTGGTGAGGAATTGCAACACCCTCTTCAAGTGTACATCTGATTACTCGCTCTTCATCACCATCGACTTTTAAAAACGTTACTGTCACAGGACCCATTCGCAACATACTCGGTAACCAATTCCGAAAAGCAAGCCGCTCTGTTTCTGTCCATGTATTGTAGTATGTAGCTTTTTGTTTAAACTCTGTGTGATTCATATATTGATTCTCCAATTGAAAAAGGGGCACGAAGCCCCTTTATTGTCTTACATTATTAATGATCAGACAATGCCCAGTGCCATTGCACGGTAGCCAGCAGCAATAACCTTGCGGCTAGGTGTTCCCAAACGGAACTTGATTGTCTCACGACCTTTGGTATCAACACGCTTGTTAGCGTAGATTGGCAGGCCGTCTTCCAAACGCAACATGCTAACAACCTTGGTAGGTGAAGCAATCTTGAATTGCGCACGGATTTGTTTGCTGGTCAGCTCAGCACCATTGAAAAACGCTTGACGTAGTTTAGATTTTTGAGTCATCTCAGTTTCCTTTATAAAAAATAACAAAATATTCGTTGAACGAATAGGCCAATCATAACCTGTTAACAATGTAATGTCAACGGGTTAAGAACATTCTTTTAGGTGAGTATGCATCTTTTGCAAGTTTCAATGTTCGTTGACCAACTTGCATAACATAAAACTTTTTACCTTCAATTTCATCTTCGTTAATGAGTGATCCAGTAACCTGTTCGTTGTTAAGACGGTTGTACAATGTAAAACCTGGTTTTACTTGAAATTTGTTTCGATGAGTATTCATGCTATATGTTTTCTATGGACACGACAAATAATCCAGTCGTTGTAGTATGTGTCAGGATTCAATAAAACAGAATGATCAAACTGGGCTTTTGCTTCATAGTAAGAGCACTCTCCTTTATTCTTACAAAGCATTATAATCTCTCTTTGGAAAAAGTCAACACCACTCTTCTCTATGTCTTCAAGAAGAGTCTTTGAACTACCATAATAAGTTTTCCAATCGGAGGGTGCAAGGTACCGTTTTTTCTTACCCTTAAGAATCTTTGTTTTTTTAAACCAAAATAACTTCTTACCAATATACTGTTTAAAGGTAATAGTGTTTGTTATTTTATAAACAAAACCATAATGAGCTGGCTCAGGTTCCTCAAAGGGTAGCCCGCGATAAATCCATTGCATCAAAATTTATCTGTCGTCTCGTCATCATCAGGATCTTCGAACGAGTCAATCTCATCTCCTTCTGTTTCACATCCACAGAAAGGACAGAACGATATATCTTGATCGTCTTCATATGGTGTGTGTACAACGAATTCAGTATCGCATTCGTAACAAATTACGGGTTCTCTTTCTTGCTCGAGCATGATGCCTCCTATTGATTTACTAAATAACGGTCCGAATGGTAGCACTGATCAACAATTTGATCCCATCCAATACTGTATGTAGCTTGATCTTTCTCTCCAAGTGAAGCAAACCCCCTGACACGCTCAAAACAACATGGACATTCACCGCAGTGTATATCCGATCGTGTCGTACACGAATGGCTTTTATATAAAAGATCCTCAATCCCAAGTTTATAATACATTCCAACAGTGTGGTATTTTTTTAAGAAGACGAACGGCAAAAAATGATTTTGTTTGTATAGATTGTTCACTACACTAGCAGAAGTGACATTGCTAGGTGTGAAGAGCTTTGCGTTTGTTCCATTGAACCAACCATCATAATTGTAATCACGTTTTGTTTGAACATACATCTTCCAATTATCTTGTGGTGACATGAACTCTGATGTTTGGGAAATAGCGTGAAACTTAGTAACACCTAACATACTCGATATCTTCTGAGCATTGGCTGCCTCCCACCATCTTCTACCCTTAAACGCTCCAGAGAACACATATACATTCTCAGCACCATATCGCTGTACCAACAAATGACAGAGAAGAGTCGACTCCACGCCAGCCGACATCGAAAGAGCAACTGTCTTTAAGTGTTTGGGGAAGTGGTAATCAAAATCGAAAACGATCCCATCTTCAAGTGTTAAGCTGCCTTCGCCCATACATCCTCCCAAGACCCCGTGGTCGCACCTTTTGCATAATCTGTAGCTCTGTTCTCAAAGAAGTTTGTATGTGTAGGAGCGTTGATCATCTCTTCAACCCAAAGTAATGGATTCTTTTTCACTTTGAAGATGCCTTTCAACCCTAACGATATTAGACGACGATCACAAATGTACCGAATATATTTCTTTACATCATCACTTGTCAAGTCTTCCATCTCACCCAACGAGAACGCAAGATCAATAAAGCGATCTTCGAGTTTAACCATCTTCTCTGCAATACTATAGATCTCACCCTTAAGTTGATCGTTCCATATATCACGATTCTCTTCAATAAACGTACGGAATAGCTTGATCATTCCTTCTGCATGCATAGTCTCATCAACGATAGACCAAGTAACAATTTGCCCCATCCCTTTCATCTTACCGTGTCGTGGGAAGTTGAGTAGCATGATAAAGGATGAGAACAATTGCATACCTTCTGTGAACGCACTGAATGCAGCAATCTGTTGTGCAATCGTTGTTGCATCCTGTCCGGCTATGGAGAGGAAGTAGTCGTGCTTGTCTCTCATTTCTTCGTATTCGAGAAAGTCATTGTATGTTGATTCAGGCATTCCCAATGTTTCAATCAAGTGACTGTAAGCAGCAACGTGTAATGCTTCTCTCGCAGCAAACCCAGTTAACATCATTCTTACTTCTGGTTGAGGAAAGTATGGCAGGTAGTTCTTTACATACCCACCTGCAACGTCAACATCGCCTTGTGTAAAGAAACGAAAGATGTTTGTTAGGAAATGCTTTTCCTGTTCGTTTAATTTGTTCTTCCAATCCTTAACATCCTCTAGCATAGGGACTTCTGTATGAAGCCAGTGACTCTGTTCATGTTTTAACCAAGCATCGTATGCCCAAGGATAGTTAAAAGGTTTAAACGAGCTACGTTCGTCTGTCAGTTTTAGTTTTTTTCTTGTTGCGTTCATTTCCGTTCCATTAATTCGTCTACAAATTCTAGTAGTTGTTTATGATGCTTACCATCATGCCAAAGACCTCTCATCCAGCTATAGCTCTTATACCAGTGAGGTTCGCTTTCTGGATGACAGCCAATCAATCCCACATTATCTTGAATGATAGCCATTGGGTCACCGTTTGAATATCTTGCTATTGTTTCAAACTTTTTTTCATTACCAATCAGTGCGCAGCCGTCATAGAAAAACATTTTCTGTTGTTTGCCTTTCCATGTTACACTCATGTTCTTTGCATGAGGACGACGAGTGTCGGTGTTGGGTCGTTTGATATATTGTTGAGGCTCAACATCCTTCAAGAGGTCAAAGTATCCTTTACCCGCCCAATAAGCTCCCATACAAACGCCCAGGTACTTGCCGCCTCGTTGTACGAAATCCCTGACAACTCTGCTGTTGCTTTGGAGAAGATAATCGAAAGAGTCAGCGTCGCCAATACCGCCAGGGAAGCACACAGCATCAACATCGTTAAAAAAATCATCCTCAAGTTCATGTTTCGTAAATACCTTAAAATTGTAATGCTTGTTCAAAGCATTCATAATACCATTACCTGATTGTATAGAACACTTTGGCTGGTGTATGAAAAGGGCAATAGTTATTGACAATTGCCTACCCTTTCATATTGAAGGCTTCAGTCAATTGTTGTTTTGTTAGTACACCACCGATACGGTTAACAATGTTGTTATGTTCATCAAGTAGGATCATATGAGGAATTCCTCTGACGCCATACTCAAGAAGAATTCCTTTATCCGCTTTGTCTATATCAATCACTTCAACGGGAAATGGCAATTCTATTTCATTTAATACTTTTGTTACTTGATGACATTTCGTACACCACGGCGCTTCAAATTTTAGTAATCTCATATTTGTTGTTCCCATCTGAAAGGTACTGGATCACACATTATTTCATGTTTCCACCGTGAATGAACGAGATATGCTGTTTCATCAACAAGTCTTTTCATTGCAGTGCTGAAAAACATTTTTCCTTCTTTTTTATCAAATCGTTCAATTAACTCATTTGATTCTATTTCTATACGACTAGCTAGTTGACTCTCCATTTCAATAAGCCAGCAATCATCAATTAGTACTTGATCAGCAGCTCCACGCATCATTCTAGAAATAAAAACTCGATCACCAAAATGCATGCCAGTAAATTCTGTATCATATCCACCTGCTTTCCAATATGTATCCTTAGTTACAATAAAGTCATTTATACTCTGTCGATCTTTTTGTTTTGTTTCAAATGTAACAACAGGTAAGAAGCATGGCAAGGAAGGATCCAACTCGTGTATAGTATCGTTAATGACGTTTGCACCTACTATATCATAATCTATATCACAAAGCATATTCCATTCTGTGGTGGTCCGTTGCATTGCTAAATTACGACAACCGTGTGAGTTAAATCCTAGACTATCTAAAACTCGAAAGAGTTTCATATTTGTCACATTGGCATTTTTTAAAATATCAAATGCAGGGCACTCTTGAGAACAATCATCTACAATAATAATATTGTAATCCTCAGCAGTGCCATGTCTTTCAATAAACTTTTCGAGATAGTGAGAATTGTTATAATATGTCGTAATAAGAGTGAACACTTATCCCTCACAAGCTAAACATACATCACCATCAGCAACAGCTTTGAGATCAATCTCTTGCATGACGATTCGTTCAATCTTTCTTGACACCTTGTCTGCTTTAGCAAGTTTCTCTGAACGGCAATAGTATAGAGTTTTCAATCCCAACTTCCATGCAAGAAAGTGCACAGCATGAATGTACTTAACATTGCTATCGGGACGGAAGAATACATTTAGTGATTGAGCTTGATCGATATACTTCTGACGATCAGCTGCATGTTCAATGATCCAGCGCTGATCAATCTCCATAGATGTTTTAAACACATCCTTTGTCCAATCATCCATCCAATCAAGGTGTTGAACTGAACCATCATTTGAGATAATACTTGACCAAATGTCATTATAATCATTTGTTGATATTGTTTCACCATCACCCGCCAGGTGTTTTTCAATGACCCTATCTAGCCACTTATTCTTATTTAAATGAGCGCCTGAAAGAGTGTCTTGACGATAGGCATTAGCGCGGTAAGGCTCAATGCTAGGACTAGTGTTACCCATAATAATTGAAGAAGAGGCATTAGGAGCAATAGCCATAACGTGGCTGAACCTTCTACCAGTTCCACGTGCATCGAGAGCTTCTCCTCGAACAGCGCCAAGGGCGAGATTAGCTTCATCGAGCTTTTCCTTTATGTGTGAGAAAATTTGGTTATTGAGTGACTTAGCAATCACTCCTTCAAATGGAACATTTTGCTGCTGTAGATAAGCATGGAAACCCAAAGCACCGACACCAATGCTGCGCTCACGCTCGGCAGAAAACCTTGCACGTTCAATGGCGGAAGGTGCATTATCAATAAAATACTGAAGAACATTGTCAAGCATTTCAGCAACATCACGAAGGAAAATAGGATCCTCTTTCCACTCATCATAGTACTCCAGGTTCAATGAAGAAAGACAGCAAACGGCTGTACGGTCTTTGTCGGTAGGAAGAATAATCTCACTGCACAGATTACTTTGCTTAATACTCAGTCCCAAGTCCTTTTGGAATTGAGGCATCATGCGGTTACTCGTATCAATGAAATGCAAATATGGCTCGCCGGTGTGCATTCTAAGATCAAGGATCTGTTGCCACAGTAACCTTGCTGATACAACTTCGCGTACCTCACCGTTATGAGGATCTTTCAATTCCCAATCATCGTTAGCACTAGGATCCCTCATACAGTTTTCAATGATTTGCATAAACGAATCGGGAATATTAATTCCGTGATGGAGGTTCATTGCTCTCATATTGGGATCGCCAGTAGGCTTTCTCATTTCAAGAAAAATGTGAATATCGGGATGAGAGATATCCAAGTAAGCAGCATAACTACCGCGGCGAGTCCGCCCTTGGCGGTAAGCGAGTGACGATGCATCATAAGTGCGCAAATGAGGCATAACGCCAACAGATTTATCATCAGCAGAACGAATCCCAACACCAAGACCAACTCCTCCGCCAAGCATACTCAGCCAATTAACTTCCGATAAAGTGTCGACCAGCCCTGCGCTACTGTCATGTAGATATGGAAGAAAACAAGAAATAGGAAGACCACGGGCGCTGCGACCAAAAGAAAGAATGGGGGTAGAATAAGATAACCAATGTTTACTAGAGTATTCGTAAAGCCTCTGCGCATGTTTTGGATTACTCCCAAATTGTTTTGATACAAAAGCGAATCGTTGCTGAGGGCTCGTCTCTTCTTCCTTCATGTACGACTCTTGCAGTCGCTTGATTCCTAAGATATCGAATAGATTATCACGTGAATAATCTACCTCGATGTCAAGATATGTGTCTGACATTGATTAACTCCAACTATTATTTTTTTATTCTGAGACGAATGTTGCTGTAAGGGGAAATATTTCAGTGATTACCGTGGCGCATAATTTAGCGATGTCGATGTGTTCTTGTTGTGTGCCATTTGCCGATCGGAGTTGTATATAGTGGATCCATGAACGCAAGGTTCCGTTCATATAAAGGCGTGAAACTGTCAACCCTTCTGGTAGTACAGCACGCGCTTGCTCCTTGGCAATTCCGTAGGAGATTGCCCATTCATACGCCTCTTTTGCTTCTTCAATTACACGCTTTTGCCGCTCTTGCCACCATGCCTGAACAGCAAGATTGTCATTTTTTATGCTGTTTTGTCGATTAGACGGATCCTGTAAGCGAGCGTCTCTGTATACAAATTCGAAATCCTTCGTTGGATCAGCGTATCGTTGGCTAAATTCCTGGAATGAGAAGCTACGGTGTCTAAGTATTTGTCTTGCAATATCTCTTGTTGTTTCAATTTCGACACATGCTGAGACCATCTCAAGCGGGCTCCAGTGCTGATTCTTAACGAGGTACTTAATAAGTTTTTCCGACGTGCCAGCATTAAGTTGGTTTGCTGGATTTGATACTCTTGCACAGAACGCGATAAGTTCCTGGACGTCATAGAGACCTTGTTCATATATTTCCCTACTTGGTTTTGAAAAACTAATTAACTTAACCTTCATTTAATAATCCCTTCAACCCAATTTTCACAGGTATCTTCTGCATACTGTAAATTATGTTCATTTAGCATCCGCAACTCTTTTCTCTCATCATTCTCATAAAACTCAACTTCTAACCCACTCCATGTTGATATTACACGGGCGCGCCTACCATTGTCCCTACCATAAAATTCACTTAAAAATGTTCTCATATTTTTTTCCATTGTGTTAACATCATTTTTGCCAAAAGGTCCCTATATGTATGCTGATCTATTAGCTGTTGAATGTTATGTGGGGTCATCCCAGCAAGAACCATGTCATTGATATCTTTGTATTGCATACTCTGAGGCCATATACAGACATCATACCCCAAATCTATCACTTTTTCAATAGCGTTAACAATATCTTTATTTCTCGGCTCATTGTCATACACAATAGTAGTGTTATCAGGTTTGAGACCAATCTGTGTAGCGGTCTTATCCAAATGAGCACCACCCATTGCAAGGCAGTTATGCAAGAACATTGAATCTATTGGTCCCTCTGTCACATACACTCGCTCGTTTAAATTAACCGCGTCTAGCCCGTATACACGCGGCTTTTCCTCGTCCAATATGATTGTGATGTATCTTGGCTCAACATCGAAGAATGCACGCCCTTGAAACCCGAATAAATTGCCTTTTTGATCGACGAACGGGATCACAAGTCTTGGTTCATCTCTCTTTGTGAGATCAAACTTATCCGGTTTTAGAGTGTTTGTCCAGGCCTTAAACTTTGGTGCAAAGAATAGCTTTGCATGATACTTGTTTGGTATTTGTCTTTTGATAATATATTTACGAGCAGGATGCCCTATTTCAAGCTGCGATATCTTTTTCAATCCACTGAGAGCAGTGTACTTAATGAATTTGGGAGTAATGAACTTTGATATATCAGCAGGTGGCTGAACAATACGGTCTGTGTCGTACGTCTTTGCCTTTTCGACATACCTTTCACGGAGGTAGTCTTGGTATGCAGAAGGATCAATGGTCTCGAGAAACCTACCAAATGGCATACTTACATTACAATTGTGGCAAGTATACACATACCCACCTGAGCTACCGAGAATGTAGCCACGTGCTTTTGTTTTGCTTTTACGGGAGTCGCCGCAAATAGGACAACGCATGTTCCATACGTCGTTATCTTTCTTCGCAAACATAGACAATCTCGGCGCCAAAGCGCCGATATATTTCAGATCAATCCAATTCATAATATAGTATCCCCCACTAACGATAGTGGACTATACTAGAAAGTATTGGTTATGTCAACTTAAGAAGATGTGATGCCAAGAATCCAATAACAGCAGATCCACCAATAATCATCCAACGCCACTTTTCAATAGCTGTTAGACGATCATCAATATCCTCAATTTTTTGCATCATAGCTTTGTGTTGTTCTTTTGAATCTTGTCTAAACTCTTTAAGCTCTGATCCGAGATTACTTAATTGATTTTCCAAAACAGCTATCCTTGAAGTGGAGTCGAATAATTCCATTTCCGAACTCATTTCTTTACAGGAACTTCGGTACCTTCAAGCTTCTTGTGGACTTTCATTTCTTTACAAGTTTGCTTTACGTTACCTTTGGCATCCTTAACAGGCTTGCCTTCTTTATCTTTCACATCTACACATACTTTTGTTTTTTCTGCTTCTGCGTAGGCTGGGTTATTCCATGATAGGAATGAAACACCT